TTTTGGTTGTATCTCTAAATCACTATCAGTAAATATTAAAGGTGGATTGTTTTCTGGTAATTCTAAATGATAAACAAAAGTAAATATGCCAGGCCAATGATTATGTGGTGTTGCAAGTCCACTTGGTTCTGAAACTATACCCCACAGTTCACTTACAAAAAATTCACCTTTTACTTCTTTCTTAAAATGTTGTTCAGTATAATTCTTTGCGACAATAGAAATCATTGAAACAAAATCTTCAAAGTCATCACCATAACTTTTATCGAGTAACCAATTAGTCATTCCATATTTTTTAAATGCATTTTCTTTGTCTTGCATTTCTAATTCAATTCTAGGTTCTATATTATGAGTACAGATTCTTTTTAATCTTTCCTCAACACCAACACTATATCTTTCTATAATATATTTGTTTTTGCCGTAATTCATAAATGCTCCAATGGTATCGTGCAACAACCTTGCCTCATTTCAACATCAAATCTACCTTCTACTGTAATTTTGGCATTTTCTAACCAACTAGGATAAAAAATTAAACCACCAACATCACAAGTAACTTTTTTCTCACCAGCATGAAAATTAAATTGATTATTATCACAATATGCCCAAGAAACTAAATGTGGAAAGTTGATGGGTAGATTGTAACCATCTTTTTTATCTACCATGATTGTATTGTCTTCAACAAGAACAGGCATAGCAACTCTAGTATAAGATTGAACATATGTGTTAGTTCCTCTTACAAACATTTGTGCAGAAAATAGTTTTGCAGAACTTTTAAAATTCATATCAAAGTCGTCTTTTACTATTGTATACACAAAAGGATATTCTTCATTAATATCTACTTCTACAGAATATTTGATATTACTTTCTTCTATTGGATTAAATTCTATTGACATATTGATTTCATCACCGATATAACTTGTTCATAATTTTGACACCATGCTAAAGCATGAGAATCAATCTCTTTTAGTGGATGTATAAGTTTTTCTGGGTGTACCATAATGAAAGGTTTATTGTTTGCGTGTAAACAACCAGCTTCAAATGCAACATTCCATTGACGATAGTAGTCTAACTCACCACCTATTCCAAAAGTAACAACTGCAAAATCACACTCTTTAATTAGAGATTGTATTCTAGTTTGATTGATTTTAGCAGATTTAATACCTCTGAAAAAATACTTCTTGTCATTTTCACCCATGTGCATGGGTGGTTCTGGTATTGGTTCTTCACAAACAGGTTCTAATATATCACCAACAGCATCAGATTCTTCATGATTGCAATTAGGTGAAGTAAACTGAATAGGTAATCCTTCATTTACTACCATTCCATTTAATAACTTTCGCCAGTTAGTGTGAATTTCACCACTACAGTAGACATTCCAAGTTTTCATATTCATCTCACAACTAATTAATAGACATAATAACAGCACTCAACATACTTTGTCAAGTCTTATTTACTAAGTATTTAGATAGATTTTTCTTATAAATACTAGAAAAACAGGAATGGAATATGGCGATACCAACAAGTAAATCAACATTTGCATCATATTGTAAGAGAGCTCTAGGTTTTGGGGTGATTGATATCAATGTATCTGATGACCAAGTAGACGACAGAATAGATGAAGCATTACAATACTTTGCTCAATATCACTATGATGGTATTGAAAAAATGTATCTGAAACACAAAATTACCCAAGACACTATAGACAGATGCCGTACAAACGCAACTACATCAGCGACTGATAAGGTGGACAGTTCTGTATCTGCAAGTTTTGAAGAAGGTAAAAACTTTATTCCTGTTCCAGATAGCATAGTATCAATAACTCAAATATTCCCTTTTAGTAATGCTCAAACAAATAGTATGTTTGATATTCGTTATCAATTAAGATTAAATGACTTGTATGATTTTTCATCTACATCTATTATACATTATCAGATGACTATGCAACAACTAGATTTATTAGAGCATGTATTAGTTGGTGAAGTACCAATTCGTTTTAATCAACATCAAAATCGTTTATACTTAGATATGGATTGGGAGCAAATGGAAGCAGATGAATTTATAATCATAGAATGTTATCGTAAAATAGACCCAGCGACATATACAGATATCTTTGATGATATCTATTTAAAAAGATATGCAACTGCATTAATTAAAAGACAATGGGGAGCAAACCTCTCTAAATTTAACGGCGTAGCAACATTAGGTGGGGTAACAATGAATGGTGAACAAATTTATTCTCAAGCAATAGAAGAAATCCAAAGACTAGAGGAACAAATTCAATTATCATTTGAAACACCTATAGACTACATGATAGGATAAAGTAATGGCAGTCAATAAGGCGTTCCATACAAGTAATAGCACTGCTATTCAAACAGAAAAAAATCTGTATAGCGATTTAGTAAAAGAAGCTATACAAATTTATGGTCATGATGTTTATTACATAGACAGAACAACTGTTGCGATTGATAATGTTTTAGGTGAGGATTCACTTAGTAAATTTACCACACAAGTTCCTATTGAAATGTATGTTGAAGATAATGAGGGTGGATATCAAGGTGAAAAAGAATTGATGTCGCAGTTTGGTTTAGAAAATAGAAACGAATTAACTTTAGTAGTACACCGAGAAAGATTTCAAGATTTAACAAAACAAGTAAGACTAGAAAGTGGAACAGATACTACAGGTGGTTCTATACTTTTAGAATCTGGTACAATAGACCAAACAGGCAATTCATCTGAGCTAGAAACTGTAACGACAGGTAGTGATTTTTATATACTTACAGAAACAGATGCAGTAAATACAGATAGACCTTACGAGGGTGATTTAGTTTATCACCCTATATTAGGTAAGATATTTGAAATAAGTTTTGTAGACCATGATGAACCATTTCATCAGTTGGATAACAATCCTGTATTTAAATTAAGTTGCAAACAATTTGAGTATGGTTCAGATGCACTTGATACAGGTATCTCAACCATTGATGACATAGAAGATGATTTAAGTGTAAACACTCATGATTATCAATTTACATTAGAACAATCAAGTGCTCAAAATGAGGAGATAAATATACAACATGCAAGGAGTAATTTTGGTTTACTACTTGAAGAAACAGATGGTGATAACATAATCGGTGAAGACGATTCAACATCTGTTGGTGAAAGTATATTATTAGAAAATGATGCTGATTCAGGAGATTCAGCATATCTATTAACAGAAGACTATATAGTGGGTGATTTTGTACAAGATAAGACTGCACAAAACGAATTATTTGACAAATTAGATAATTCTGTGTTAGACTTCTCAGAAAGTAACCCATTTGGAGATGCTGGAGTAAGTGCGTAATGTTAGGAAATAGACAATTTTATCACGAAACTGTTAGGAATATTATTATAGGGTTTGGTACTCTATTCAATGATATCCATGTGGTTCGTAAAAACAATAGTGGTGTAATTACACAATCTATGAAAGTTCCTTTGGCATATGGGCCAAAACAAAAATGGTTAACAAGACTTGACCAAGATGCTGGACTAGATAGTAAAGTTGCAATCACTTTACCAAGATTAGGTTTTGAAATACAAAATCTAACATATGACCCAGCAAGAAAATTAAATCGTGTACAAAAATTTAAGAAAGCAAAATCTAGTGCAGATGCGAGTGGAAAATTAGATGCACAGTTTATGCCTGTTCCATATAATTTAAATATACAACTATATGCAATGGCAAAACAATCAGATGATGCGTTACAAATAGTAGAACAAATACTTCCATACTTTCAACCAGATTATACTTTGACAATTAAAGACATGGAAGAAATGGGTATAGCGAGAGATATCCCTATTGTATTAAATAGTATTAATTATGAAGATAGTTATCGTGGTGATTATACAGAGAGAAGGGCAATCATGTATACTTTAGATTTTACTACTAAGTTTTATCTATATGGTCCTGTTACATCTAGTAAAGTTATTAAGACTGTACAAGTTGACCAATATACAGATTTACCAAGTGCTGCTCCAAAAAGAGAACAGAGATATACTGTTACACCTAATCCAACAACAGCAACTGCTGATGATGACTTTGGATTTAACGAAACAACATCTTTCTTTCAAGATGCAAAAAACTTTGATGAGGAATCTGGCGAAGATAAATTGAATCAGGAGTAAAATATAATGTTTGGATTTGGAGATAAAAATAAAGTTCACAAAGTAACCATCGCTAATACTGGCGAAACATTTGAAGTAACAGGTAAAATTAATTTATTACAAGCTGCTTTGAATGCTGGTGTTGATTGGCCCCACGATTGTAGAGTTGGAAGTTGTGGTTCATGTAGAGTTGTATTAAAAGAAGGTAAAGTAAAAGAACTTGCTGACTTTGCATATACATTAGATGGTGATATGTTAGATAAAGGATACATTCTTGCGTGTCAATCATCTTTGAAAAGCGACCTTACTGTTGAACTAGACAAAGAACAAAAATCGTTATGAGTAATAAAACAAAAGATATCTTAGATGAAATTTTAGATATTGAAGAAACAGCAAGTGAACTTGTAGAAGAAAAACCAAAAGATATAATCGTAAGAGATGATACTCTTGACGACATTGATAGTGATTACAAATATCAAAGAGAAAATTTTTATAATTTAATTGAGAGAGGTCAAGATGCGATTGATGGTATACTAGAAGTTGCTAAACAATCCGACCACCCTAGAAGTTACGAAGTA